AGCCCGAAGCGATTCGACCGCGCCGATATAGCCCTGATCCTCCGCGTCCCCCTCGAGAATCAGCTCCGGCTCCTCGAACCGCTGCAGCTCACGCCACCGCACACCATCCGAGGTTTCAACCTCGACCCGAGCCAAACGCGCATCCGTGTCCCACGGGTCAAGCCCGAACGAAAACAGAGCATCGAGCCGATCCTCGACCTCGAACACGTCGTCACCGACAACATGAAACCCGAGCGTCACATCCGCCGCGGGAATCGTCGTACCAATATGACGAGCCCCCCGCTCCCGACGGGCCGAAGTCCACTCCGTTTGCGTCGGCATCCGCCACAAACCCTTCTGCAGCCCAGCCTCAGCCAACCAAATACCATCCGCGGCCGTGCCCACCCCGTGAGTGGTGACCACATCACCATCAACACCGATGATCCGAATATCCACTACAGCGCCGCCATCCCGGCCCGCACCAGGGCCTTAGTCGTCTGCCGAGCAACATCAGCCAACACTTCACGCTGATCCATGAACTGCTGATTGTTGTGGTTATGGATCTCAACGCCGCCCTGCCGCCCCCCGCCCTGCGTCGGAACCAACTCAGCCATGCGATCCTCATTGATCGCTTCCAGCAGTGCACCGTGCTTACGGGCAGCATCAGCGCGAACAACAAACTCACCATCGGAAAGCCACGCGGCCACATCATCCGACGTGCCAGTACCCGGGCCAGACACCCAACCACCAGACGCATACCCCATGCCACGGCCCCAATTCGTAGTCAAGTCGGTGCCATACTCACGCAGGTAATAGTTCAGCGCCCCAACGATGTTCGCCACAGGATCAGTGCGATCATCTGGGAAATCCGGGTCACGCACACCCGGCCAAGTCCCCTTAGCGATCTGAAGTAGACCAACAGCCTTGTTATGCGGCCAGTTCACATCCCGAACCTGCTGAACCGCGTTCGGATCACCGCCAGACTCGGTGTTGATCTGCTTGATGCCCGCATCCATCTGAGCCTGAGCAGTGGTAAACCCACTACCCACATAATCCGCGGCCCACTCAAGAAGCGGACGCCACTGCTCCGCACCACCAGCCGGTGAATAGTTGATGACCGGCGGCCCCGTGTCCTCCTCAACGGCTTCCGCAAGCTCGGACGCCGACTCGACCACTTCATCGGCCATGTCCTCGGCATCGTCGGACCGTTCAGCCTGCGCCGCTTCCCACTCGGCACGGTCCTTCACATACTGGTTATAGGCAGCGAGCAGCGGCGGGGAATCCCCGATACCGAACACGCCGAGCGCATCAGTGATCTGCCCCGACACCGCAGCCGAAGCGGCGTTACCGAAGTTCGCGGAGATCGAGTCAGCAAGGTCCTTCTGCTGCTGCGCTTCCTCCGACAACTGCGGCCCATCATCTACCGATGACGAGGTAGAGAAGTCACCGTCGAGCGACGATTCGTCCCCCACCTCCACGGTGGCCGGCACATCATCAATGACCGGTTCCTTAGCGGGGAACGAGAACGACTGCCGGGTGTGCACATGATCCGCGTGGCCCGCCCAATCGTTGCGGTAGTAGCCAGGCTGATCTGTTCCCGGCCCGACAAGCTGACCGTCCGCGACACCGATCTTCTGCCCCGTAGATGGGTTCATCCAGATCACTTGCTCGAGCTGATCTGCGATCCCCACGAGGTACTCAGCGAACCGCTGCATGTCGGCCTCGGAGCCGACCCAGTCGATCCCCTTATTCAGGCCGTCTCGTTCCTGGTGGCCGGGGTAGGTGGATGCGCGGATGTTGAACTCGTCCTCAACGTCCTTCACCCACTGCGGGAAGATGTCGCCCGACGATCCGAAGCCGCCGGTATTCGTGCCGACCGGTAGCCCGTACGGTTCCCGAACGAAACCACCAGAGGCGTAAGCGGGCAGTTTACCGGAGTTGACGGCCATCAACAGGGGGAGCCAACGCTTCGTCATCCTCGCGTTCACGACGAACTCACCGGCCGACACCATCGCGGTAGGAAGGCCGTCCGCCCCGATGCCGAGGATGCTGTCAGACGTGCCAGTGCCAGGCCCGTACAGCAGCCCGTCCCTCACCCCTGCTGGCACACGGCCACCCGTGCGCAACGCAGCTAGAGTGTCACCCCAATCCCGAACAGATGATGCGCCAGGGATCTCCATTCCGAAAATAGACCGGGGCACAATCTGCAACGCCTTACCAAGCGCGTTCAGGGGAAGCGTGATGATCCGTTTCAGGCCCGAAAACGCGGTCTTGATCCCATCAGCCACACTGCCCGCAACATTGCCCACACCCTCAATCGCGGACCCGAAGGCGTCGATGATCGGCTGAATGAACCCCCACGCACCACTGATCGCATTACCGATCCCATCCCATGCGGGAACCATGATCTCATTCCACAGCCAAGAAACGACCGTGCCAATAACATCAATCGCGGTCTCAATCCCCGAGAAGATCGGAGACAGAATCCCCCAAGCCACCTCAACGGACTTACCGATACCCTCGAAAGCAGGGGCGGTGACGTTCTCCCACAGCCAAGTGATAACCGGGGCAAGAACATTCTTGATCACGTTCGCCCACAACTTCAGCAACGGATGCAGAACACCATCCCACACCGTTTTAATCAGACTGCTGATCTTCTCAAAAGCAGGCTTGACCGCGTTCTCCCACAGGGACACCACAACCGGGATAATCCGGTCTTGAATGACCTGAACTAGCTTCTCGAAGATAGGTTGAAGCGCGTTCTCCCACAGGTCGGTGACAACAGCCCACCAATCTTCAAAGATCGGCTTCAGCGTCTCATCCCAAAACTGGACGAACGCCGGGATAATCGTTTCTACAACGAAGTCACGGATCGAACCGAACACACCGGTGACGACCTCCCCGAACGCTCCGAGGTTTTCACCGGCACCCGAGAACAGGTCACCGATCCACTCAATGCCGGTTCCGATAGCGTCAAGAAGCGGAGTAAGCGCCTTCATGACAGGAAGAAGCATCTTCCCCAACGTCTCCACAGCAGTGTCCTTCAACCGGTTCCACTGCCCCGAGAACGTCTTATTTCGGGCATCGTTAGCCTTGATGATGGCCTGCCACGATTCCGTGTCCGCGTTCTGAATAACGTCGTACACGTCCTCGATCTCGACGCCACCCTCACGCACAAGATCACGAACCTGGTCGATGCCCACACCGAAGTGGGCGGCCAGGGACTCGAACACCGGCACACCCGAACCAGAGAGCTGCTTCAGCGTCTCGTTCGTGACCCGGCCTTCAGAAACCATGTTCGACAAGGCCGCGGATGCGGTATCGATGCCCTGAGCACCCTTGCCGGTACCGGATGCGGCGATAGCGATCCGATCCAGCATGTTCGCGGATTCCTCCGCATTCAGGCCAAGATAGGCGAGGTTCTCGCCACCCTTACGGTAGGCCGACGTGTCGATGGTGGTGTTCTTGGCGATCTTGTCAATCTCGGCCTGAAACTTCTTGGCACCCCCCTTGCCGAAGAATCCCTCGAACACCGCTCCCGACGATTCGCGGTCAAGCCCCTTCTGGAATCCAGACACGAACGTGCCCGCAGCCGTCGCGCCCGCACTAGCAATGCCGGCGACCTTCAGAGTCTTACCGAGCGCGCCAGAGAACATTCCCCCAGAGCGCTTACCGGCCGACTCCATCGGCTTATCGAGACCCTTAAGCCCCGCATCAACTTCCTTACGGAAGCCCTGCATCGACGGCATGATCTGCACATAAGCAGTCGCAAGGTTAACGGCCACCAAGCACCCCTATTCACTTACGAGGCACCGCGTAACGAGCGCGTGCCTTATCAAGACGAGTCGTAGTGCGACCGCCACGCCTCTTATCCGGCGATTCAACACCAGGACGAGGCACCGGCTTCGGCTGATTCCGGCCCTTAGCCCCGTCCTTAGTTTTCGACCACACCAACCAGTTTCCGGCATCCACTAAACGTGCCAACAGAAGAGCCGGGGTGTCCCAATCTGCGGTCTCCGGGTACTGCGCCCGGTACAGAGCTGATTCACGCGGCGAGTGCTTAACGAAGTCACGCAAATCATCCAGCGTGAAGCCTGGGGTGCCCGCGTCTCTTAGTCGCAGGCCCGCCCGCACCAGATCAGCGGCCACAGCCGACTCGTGCTGATCCACGATGCGGGCGAGCGCGACTATTCCCCCACGGTCGTACCGGCGTCCTTCTGCCACTCGGCAAGCAGGTCCGAAACCGCATCCATGTCGAGCTGGTCAATCCGATCAAGATCGGTCTCCTTGATCTTCCCCATATCAAAGAGTGCTTCAAGAATCGCGAAGATCTGTTCCGACTCCGATTCCTTGCGGATGCGACGCATGACACCGAACGGAATCTGGTTGAATTTGGGCAGGTTGATCTTGGTTTTTCCCGTGCCGTAGGTGAACGTTTCCATGCTGAACCCTTCGCAGTAGTTTGAACCCGGCTTGTGTGTTGTTAGGTGCTGACGGTGGGGTGGCCGGGTTCAGCGGAAAGCACCCCACCGCCAGCGGTCTTAGTTAGGCCCCTTCGAGCGCTTCGACGCGGGCCACGAGGTCGTTCCACTGGGCTTCGGTCGGGAAGCCGTCGTCACCCTTGTCGCCCTCCGGGCCCTGGGCAGCCTTGGCGGCACCAGCAGCCTCGATACGGTTCAGTTCGGCTGCGGTGATCGGGGTTCCCCCCGCCTCGCCATCAGCCCACTTGTCAGGTTCAAAAGCCATTGTTAGTTACCTCCTGGGTAGTACGCCGAGCCGGGGTAGGAGTCCGGTCCCGGCACGGCGATCAAGGGTCTTCAGGGTCCACCGGGTCCAGCGCGCCGACATACAGGAAGGTGCGCGAGTTATCACCATCGATCACATCCGACTCGAAAGCCTCCACAGTGACCTCATAAGCGATGGTGTCGGTATGCACCCGCACAATGTCACCAACCTCAGTGATCTGACCCTCCGGGACATAGATGCGTTCCAGGTTGTCGCCGTCCTCAACGTCAATCACCCACGACTCACGAGGAAGCTGACGCTTGTTCTTTCGAACAGTGATATCGTCGCCGTCAACATCAACGTTGTCCGGGCCGTATACACGCTTCAGCACATCAGCGTTGCGCGACTCCATGAACACGAAACTGAGCGTGTTGTCATAGGAAGTCTGAAGGATTCGGACAGTCGCACCGCCGAACGCCTTCTTCTTGTCAACATCGCGGGCAATAGACTCGGTAATCCCATCCTCACCGAGATACCCGAGATCAATGAACGCAGAATCCAGAGCGGTCTCGGCGTCAGTCGGACCATCGGTGCCGAGCGGGGCCACCCGCACAGCGCCGGCGGTACGCGGCATTGCGCTAAGAACGTTGGCAGAGTTCGCCATGATGAAACCCCTTCCAGGGCTTGTTGTGATAGAACCCGGCTAACCCCCTACCCGTTAAATCAGTAGGGGGTGGAACAGATATTGAGTTATCTAGGAGGGAACGCCGCGAAGAAGTACAGCGACGGTTGCCGCGTATCGCGGTTTCCCCGTATCAGGGTCGGGATACTCATTCGGCTCAGCGACAATCGACACGGATCGGATCACCTTCTCATCACCCGATCTTCCCGCCGACATGATCGCGGCTAGCGCGTCTTCAATCAGATGCGCGGCGTCCCTATGTGTCTCCTCGTAGGCGTAAATTTGCATAAGACGCTGGGATAGCGCCAGATCACGCCTAGCCCCACCCCTCGCAGTTACCCGGATGAAGGGGCCGCCCAGATGGTCGGGGTGCTGATTCGCGACCTGAACCCCCGGAAGGGACGCGGTAAGAACCCGCACAATTTCCGCTTCCGGCGGGGGAAACCTGACCATCACATACCACCAGTGAGTGCATTCAGCAAATCACCGTCACGAGCTGTGCGGCGCATCGCCTGCGGGCTGACAGTCCACACAGCGCCACGGACACGATCACGGCCAACATCGGAAACATCCGACTCGTAACCTTCCCCGACCGCTGCCATGACACGATCAACCTCAGCCTGGACCAGAGCAGCGACCCCGGGGGACCGCATAATCTGGGTACCAGGACCGGGCCGGGACTTCTCCCACACAATCTTCATCCAACAACCCTCCGAAGATTCACCGTGCCACCAGGATTCCAGCCGAACGGATTAGCCGTGAACATCTGAGACGAACCGATAGCCTCGAACACTTCTCCGTCGAGCTTCACCTGGTCCCGGTGGCCCACATGCGGGAACTCGGGCGGAACCAGAAGAAGAACCTCAACTAGTTCACGGTCATGCCCCGCATACACCGGCTCCTCAGTGGTAGGGGCACCCCACCCATACACAACATGAACCGACCAGTCAGACCACGACCGCACCGTGTTCCCGAAATCATCTGTGCCACCATCTACACGGTGCCGAACCTCAACAGAATGAGAACGACGCATCACCACCCCCATTCATACAGGGCTTTACCGGCGATCAGCGCCCCACACGAACAGCCACGATCCGGGTCAAACCGGAGTGAACAAATGTCCGCGTGAACGATCCTGTGATCCCCCACGGTGTCAACATGATAAGCGGCGGCCTCGTCCTGCTCAGATTTACACAAGTCCTGCAAATGCTGAATCTCAGACGGCCACAACAGGCCTGACCGGCGAACAGTCGCATCAATCGTCTGCGAGAATGGCCCGGCCTGCTGCGTCTGAATCGCGCCCGAATCAGATTCATGCCAGCGAAGCACCGCGCCCCGGAGGATCGCTTTAGCCGCGCCGGCTTTCCAGTCCTCAAGCTCAGGGTCAGAAAGGCAGGGGGCGACGCTGACCGCGAACGCAAGCACGTCCTCAATCATCGCCGCTGCCCTGTCAGGATCGATCTCAGCGAACGGGGCGAGATCGTCCGCAGTCAGCGTCACACCCATGCCTACCAGCCTTCCAGTTGAGCTTGCTTACGCACCCGGAAAAGTGCCTTCACCCGGGAAGGTGCTCGACCCGGGGAAGGCGATCAAGGGGCCTCGGCCGCCTCGATCACCGCGAACCGGTCATCGAACACGTACCAGCCGTAGACGATCTCCAGGCGGAGCGCGATCTGGTTCTTGCGCTTAAGGTCGCCCTGACCGTCCGGGTCACCGAACCGGATGACCTCAAGCGGAAGATCCCGCTGAACACCCCACCGGATACCGCCCTGGAAGTCACCGACGATGGCCTTGATGCCAACACCGTCCTCAACCTCCGGTCGGCCCGAAACAGTGTCACCAGCAACCGAGCGGAGGCCCATCAGGTTCCCCGGGGTCTGAAGCAGCGACACATCGGGGAACAGGCGCACACCATCCGCGTTCCGGGCAGTCGCGATCTGGAAACCGTACGACGGGTCCAGCGCGATACCGGTCGGACGCACCACCTTCCCGGTAGCCGGGTCCAGCAGAGCACCGAGCGCGTCCTCAAGATCGGT